CTTTTTGGCAAAATCTTCTCTATTGTGTACTCGTTGTAAATCGGGGATTCGCCGTTGAGGACTTCAATCTTCCACTCGCTATAACCGTCTGTGATAACAATCGAACCTTCGCCTGCCGCAGTCTTCCGAATCCGACAAGAAAACGTATAGTAAGTTTTGTTCTCCTCGGCGATATCTGCTGAATCGGCTTTAACGCTGATAGACTGAGTGATTGATTTATTCTTGAGGCGCACGACTTGACCAGAGAGCGAACCAAAACTAGCCGCTTCGGCAGATGGCAACACTTCGATTATGCCGTCGTTTGATAATGTCCAAAATGTATATGATCCGTCGGTATCCTTAAAGTAAAAGGCGGAGTTCCTGATGAGATTATTACCGCCGGAACTTTGGACTGAGGTGATGACGCTGCTAATGTTTTGTTCTACCTTTGTAAAATTTTCATTCACTTGATCTTCTAATTCTTTACGTTCCGAGACTTCGAGTTCGATCCGTTGATTCGTTTTGTCGACTTTAGCTTCGGTATTATGTAGAGTTTTGATAATACTGCCAGCATACTCAAAGTGTGTATTTGTCTCCTTAAGACGGACGGCAGAAACCTTACTCTCCCATGTTTCGGGATCATTATAATCACCACCACAGAATGACAGTGAGTTCGTCATGATGTACGAACTAATCAATTCACCATCGATGTCATGGTAGCGGATTGCTTGCCCGGCTTTTGCATCTTTTAGCCCGATAAAACGTAATTTGAAAATACGATACTCGAACCCAACGACTTGATTATAGATAGTCTCAATCGTCTCTCGTTCACGCTGAAAGAGTATTTGGTTGTCGTCAATACGCAGTTCATGAGCATTATCTGGCACTTCCACAGGATAAACGATGTTATCCTCAAGATCACCCCGACCAAGTACTACAGCATTCACAGCGTCTACATGCTCTTCTTGCGTCAACTCAAACCAATCTGGCAACTCAATAGGTGAAGTGATATCAAACCAACGAATATGGAGTTTGTTGTCGATAATTTGAGCAAAACTTCCCGCTGCACCAGCAATTTCTCGCACTGCGTCGCGAAAACTGGCATTTTCGGGCAAATACGGTCGTTCCTCAAGCAATATATCTGAGTTGGGGAATACTGGTGTAGCAAGTTCAACTTCGACATGCTCGCAAATTGCATTTAGCCACTCGCTAACCGTTGCGGGGAATTCTACCACATCCGTGTAAGCGATATCAAACTTATAAGCCAAATCGTAGCATTTTAACTCAATCGTAACATCGCCTTGTGTTTCTGGTGCCTCGTAAACATATAGTCGCCCCATCTGCGTATCAATCCACTGGTTATTGAGTGAATTGTAGCGTTTGTTGGGGTTTATAAGTTTAATGCTAGCTAGATTAAGGTTAAATGCTCCGACAACCTGTTTATCGCTGACGACGGAGTCGTCAATTTCGAACTTTTGGATATCGGCATCGTTGACTCCATCAATCAGTGGCATGATTATATTCCTCCATAAGCCGTCAGCGTAAGCTCAAACGGCTCATAAATTATTTTGTTAGTATTATTGTCGACCGGATACTGCTTGACCGGCATTTCCGGTTTCTTGGCGTAAACCTTTACGGTTTTAAATGTGTTCTCATACTTCTCGAAATACGTGAGGTTAAATTCGACCTCGCGTATAATCTGGAGCATAGGATACACTTCCACCTGAGTAAGAGCCTTGATGAATTTCAACGTGGCACTGGGAATCTCTGCTTGGCGCACGCGAAAAAGTGTGCCAGTGGTAATCCCGCGCTCGGCTTTGGCTTCAAGGTCGTTAATGATAAACTTCACTTCAGCGCTGCCGAGCCAGTCCCACGGGATCTCGAAACTCTTACTTCCATCCATAGTTGCGAATTTAATCTTTTGCATGTTCCTCCTTAGCTTGCGAATAGTGGCTTGCCGATGGCTTGTTCTTCGCGGCGAACACTCTTAATTACTTGCCGCTGAATGGTCTCTTCACCGATTTTGACGATTACGGTAAGTTCATCGATACTGCTGTTGCCACCCCCGCCAGCTTCTTCGCGCACAATCTGGCGCATCAAGTTCTCCGGTGTAACAATTTCTGGGTTCGACCTTGCACCAGCATATTCACCGATCTGCGCGACCATCGGTCCGTAAGCCACCCCGCCGGTTGCCAGTCTAGGAATTTGCGGCACGGATAGTGGATTATAGCCCCACAAAGATTCAAATGGCTTAAAACCGAGAATATCGATCGCGCGAATAGTATTTAGAAAGCCATTGATGGTGTTAAACGGAAAAGCAATTACTTTGTTAATTCCGTCAATAATCCCATTCACGACCGTCTTAAATACGTTGGCGATCCCTTCCTTAATACCAGAGAAGATTTTGCCACCAGTCTCGAATACTTTCTTGACACCCTCCCAAGCCCTTGTAAACACGTCCTTGAACCATCCAGTAACTGCACCGAAAACACTTTTAATACCTTCCCAAGCATTATGTGCGCCGTCTTTGAGCCCGTTCCACATGCCAGAAAAGAAATCCTTCACTGGCTGAACTAGAGTATCGTTGAACCATGTCGCTGCGCCTTCGAACACGCCAACAATCCAGTTCCAGCATTTTTGTGCAGTACCCTCAATATCGGTAAAGATTCCAATAATAATCTCAAGCACCGTATTAAAAACCGTAGCAATAAAATTAATAACATCGATTACTGCTCCGAATGCCCAGCAAATTGCAGCAATAGCCGGTTCAAGTACAACTTTTAATGCGTCTACGATGAAATCGATTACTGGCTTCGCGATTGTCCAGATATTCTTAATCACTTCAATCAGAGTGTTAATTAGCGGAATAATTTTCTCTTCTAGAATTGGCTTAACATATTTTTCGTACATATCTACAACCCAAGCTGCAATTTCACCAATCCAACCCAGAATCGAACCAATAATATCCAGAACTATACTGAGTGCCGTTTGGAAGTTCTCGCTCATAACCCACTCCTGGATACTCCCTGCGATCGAATCCACTAGTCGAAGTACCTCATTGAGAATACTTTGTGCGTTGGCCAGAATTTCTAAACCGTGCGCGTCCCAAGCATTCGAAAATGCCTGCGCAATCCAGCCAATGATGTCGAAAATCTTAGTGAGAATATCCATCGTGAGCGCTATGCCAGTCTGAAAACTTTCTGACAACGCAAAGTCAGCCAAACTTTTAGAAATACCCTCACAAACTCCGAGAATTTTATCGAACATGCCCAGTAACGCCTCGACTAGTTTCTTCCCACGGTCGCCCTCGTCCCAAACCTTACGGAAAGATTTAGCGACATTCCCGATGAGAGTGTTGATATTTATCCAGATATTAAAAATGCGAGTAGCAATACTGACGCCGAGATCGTTATTCCAGACTTCAAGAAAAGTGCGACCGATATCAACCAGTAACGCCAGAACTTCCGTAAAAGCATACTTGAGTGATTCAATCACCTGCGCCCCGACACTATCCCATGCCACTTTGAACGGATTAAAGAGTTGCCCGAGCACATCCTTAATCTTATTAAGCATGTCTAATAGCCACGAACTACTTTCAATCTGCCCGCTAAAATCAACAGCGTCTCCGCTTCCGCCACCACTGCCAGAGGAAGTGTCTTTTTGTGCGTCATTTACTTCGAGCGTATCAAAACTTGCTAATTTACCCTGCGCCTCTTCGGCAGATTTACCAACATTTTCGTAAGCCATGGCTTGGCTCTGCAAAGCAGCGGCGTTTAATTTAGCCTGATTTGCGGTTTTACCAAACAGCCCAGCAATAAACGTCGCAATTGTGCCAGTTACCTTTGACAACGCTGACATTAAGGTGTTGATTGCGGGCAAGATCGCATTATAAATCGGGGCAAAAGCCGTCATGAGATTAGCTTTTATTTGATTGAGTGAGCTGGCGAATTGACTATTACTTTTTAACGCACTAGTTAAACTACTTACGAGTTGGCTAAGACCGCGTCGTATAAGATTAAACACGAAAGCGGCACCGACTAGCCGCGTAATCCGACTTTTAAGGTTATCAAGTTTTTGTCCAACTCCCTCAAAGCCTTTCTTTAGAGAAGACGTCGCGCTACCGAGTTTACTAAATTTCACCTTGGCAAGTCCGAGCAATTTATCCTTGAATGAGGTAGCCTTCTGCTCACTTTCGCCCATTTGTTGTTTAAGCAAAGCGATTCGATTATTTAAGTCCTGCGCTTCACTAATCGCCCCTGGGTTAAGGCGCAACTGTTGCGTCTTTTCTTCAAGTTTAACCGCTGCATTACCTGCGGCATCCCATTTTGGAATGGTCTCGGAAAGTTGCAAATCAATCTCTGCGAGGCGGGTTTTAACTTCGTCGAGATTCGTAATATTATAGTGCTCGGCTTCAGCTTTAGAGATTTCACCGTTCAGTTGTGCTTTTTCTTGCTGTAAAGCATCCATCTCTGCCGCTAAATCTCGTGTTTCCGCTTTACGCTTGGCAAGTTCTGTTTCCATCGAACGCAGTGAAGTCGGCACTACATCGCCGCTCATGATACCATCTAGTTGCCGCTGAAGTTTTTCTAGGGCAACACTTTGACGATCTAAAACGGCAACATTTTCGTTATAGCCAGAAAGCAGAGATTTCGCACTACTCGCCGCCTTCTGTCCTAGAATCCTAAAGCCCGTGCCGAGTTCGTTAAGACTTTTCCGCACGTTGCTGCCGCTTTTCGTGGCAGCTTTCTCAACGTCATTTAGCCCCTTCTTTACTGGTTCGGTATTGATTTTCGTACTGACATGAATCGACCCGTCACTACTCATAATATTAACCTCCTTTTAGTCGCCGCATGAACTCTCGCTCTTCTTCAGTTGGCTGGTTGTCATAATCAAGGTCAAGAATCTCCCTTGACCGGCTGAAAATCACTCGTTCCTCTTTTGAAAGTTTGCCGCGGTTACGCTTGTCGCGCAGGCTGACCATATTGGCGAAGGTTGTATCACTCTTTACATCAGAGAACAGAAACACAAACTTCCACCAGTGCAAAAACTCAACTTCCTCTAAATCAAGCCCATGCGTTTGGCGGACAGCGGAATAAATAAACCTACCGTCCTTCTGGAAACTGTAGACCCGTTTTGGAGTTCTTGCTTCCTCGTCTGGATCATCGCCGCAGTCCAAGAACTGAATGCCCTTCTTGATGGCTAGCGATAAATCTTGGGGGATTTGCCGGTATAAACGCCGTACAAGCACCTCATATTTATCACCCGTAGTCAGTTCTTCGCTTTCAAAAGCCTCAATAATCCTGATACAATTTCGAAAATCCGCGTCGACCTCGCAGATTTCTTCACCAACCTGTATTTTGGTTGGGAATTTGTTCGTTAAAACATTCATTACATCACGTCACTCTCGGTCTGCTGCTTATCAAGGTATTTACTAACACGCTCACCTTGCGCATTCTTAAAGTAAGGCGTGATGCCGTCCAGAAATTCAAATAACACCTCCACATCGTAAGAATCCTGACTAATCAATTTACTCGTGCCAGCACCGAAAATTTCATCGATTTGTGCATAGATTTTCTCAAATTGAGCAACTGCTTCGTCGGTGAAGTCAGCGATTTTTTCCAAACCCGCACTTGCTGCTTGGTATTCTGCCACCCCGCCGAGTTTGCCCTCGGGGATTTCTTCCACTGCACCGATGCCCTCATGCTTCTTGAGTAAGGCACTAACGCAGCCATAGATCTTCATGAACGCATTGTAGGCTTTGATATCTTTCGGGTTAAACGAGACTTTACCAATCTTTTTGCCGTCTTCGTCTACGATGTCAAGAGTAGTTGCCTTCCTTGATGTTATTTTAATTTCTGACATATTATTCCTCACTTATTAAAGATATAGAGCGGTCTCTCAACGCCGCTCTATATCAATTTGTTATTTTTTGATACTTAAGCCGTAGTCGGGGTAAATACCTTTGTCGTTGGGTTAAACGTCCCGTAGGTACGTGCGCCCAGCCAGTTGATGTCAAATGGCGCAGAGACACCAGTAGTGTCGCCACCGTAAGACTTAAGATCGATCGCGCCACGTTGCATAAACGCCTCGACTTCGCCATCTTCGCCGACTGGCTTGTACAAGAACGCTTGGACGAAGTCGTGTTCGACATCTGACAATTCAGATTCGTTCAAAAAGATATCGTGCAGAACTTGCGCAACCTTACTCGTATCATCAATCTTGAACGGGTCAACGGATGTCGTCTGCGCGCCTTTGGTGACTTCCGTAGTTGTCATGCCTAGTACGTTCTTAGTCGTATTTACCTCATTGTTGAGAGTCTGCGACAGATCTTCATTGTCTTTACCAAGATATTCGTATTCTGGCTTGTCGGCAGTTCCGACATTCATCATGACGATGTATTGTGCACGTTTGGCTTTTGCCATATTAGTACTCCTTATAAATTAATTTACATTGAATTTGATAGCGAGCAGTTCGCTTACCATCAGCCACACTGAATAAGTAACCTCCAGTTTGCGTCGTGAGCGACTGGACTTCACGTTCATCGCCCAAATCTGGAAAAATATCCTGCGCGGCGTTGTCGCTCAACCAGTCGCGCAATCGCTCGAATATATGCAGGTTGTCGATATTCTGCCGGTTCGTGTCGACGGCGTAAAAGTTGCGGCTCGCTAAAACGAAAATAAATTGACATTCTCGACTGCCGTCCACAAACTCGCGCACAACTGGTACGGCTGGGGTCTCTTCAAGCGAATAACTACCAGCGTCCTTGTCGAGAAAATCAACCTTAACCGTAGCAAGCCCGCCTAGTTCTGGGAATGTTTCAAAATACTCTTTGAGACATTCAATTATCGGTTTCTTCATTTTTTGCCTCTCCTAATTACTGCTTCGACTTCTGCGATTACGTCGTCGGCATGGTCAGCCCACATCCGCTCTGCCCATTTTCGCCCACGTTGCCCGCCACTGTGAAACGTTAGTAGCCGATCGCTCGGAATTTTCTGGACGCCTGGACGGCTCCAGAACCCAAAATCCTTATCATAAAACGCTGCCTTTTCCGTTTCTGTATCGACATATACGATCCCTTCGTAAGCATAATGAGCGTATGGTGTCTGCCAGACAATATCACCACTACCGAAGTTAGTTGCAATATATGCACTCTCCATCAAAACGCCGCTATCCATCGGAACGTAGGGGTCACAATTTTTTACGAACGCCTCATCTAGCGCTTGTTGTGCCAGCCCGCCTTCTTCAAGACCGACCGACTGTAACATCTCCTCAACATCGCCAACGTCAATCACTAGAATGTCCATAGCGCTACCTCCCCATAATGAGTAGGTGCGGGTTGCTACCATAATCCTTGCAATCGCACGATACTACGGTAAACGTCGGCTCACTCTGCGCTACGGATGTCAAATCAGCATAATCAGCCCCCACTTCGCCCTTACACAGGAAATCCCCCTCGCGGATTTCCAATCCCTCAGGAACGCTTTCAAGCGGTATAACAACCTTTATTGAGCAGGCTTCAGCCTCGCCTTTGCTTTCAAGGCTAATACCACGGATATCACTATAAAAGACACCCGTGATGATAGTTTTTTCGCACCCATCTCCAGTTTGTCGAAAAACAGTTACGGCGCGATTAAACATATTGCCTCCCGGCATATAGCAAGCCCGTAGGGGTTAGTATAGTTTCAATCATTGAC